ATTTACCTACTGGAGAACGTGTAATTATCAGAACAGGTTTACCACAAGTTTATTTTCGTGCATTAAACCAAGGTATTCCATCAAGCAAATCAACTACTGCACAAGTAGATGAAGCTTGCGGAATTCTTGAAGCTCGCTCTGAAGTAGACAAAGATTTAGCAATGTTAAATGGAAACACTGCTCAATTCCGTTTATCTGAAGATACTGCGTTCTTGGAAGCAATGAACCAGACTCAAGCTGAGACAATGTTCTATGGTAATCCCGGTACAGATCCTAAGAAGTTTTTAGGTTTAGCACCTAGATATGGTGATCTTTCCGCAGATAATGCTGTAAACATTCTTGATGCAGGTGGATCAGGCTCTGATAATGCATCTGTATATCTAGTTTGTTGGGGAGATCAAACAGTATATTGCCCATTTCCTAAAGGCTCTAAAGCAGGTTTGACACACGAAGATCTTGGCGAACAAACTGTTTACAATAGTGACGGTACAAGGTTACAGGCTTTTGCTACTCGTTACCAATGGAAAAATGGTTTAGTTGTAAAAGATTGGAGATACGTTGTTCGTATTTGCAATATTGATGTTTCTGATTTAGTAGCAGGTACTGGCACACAAGCTGCAAGTGCATCTACTAATTTAATTAAGCTTTTAACTAGAGCGTTATACAGAATACCTAATATGTCTATGGGTAGAGCAGCATTCTATATGAATAGAACTGTTCATTCTGGTATGTCAGTTGCAGCACTTGATAAGTCACAAAATGTTTTGGCAATTCAAGAAGGTTTAACACAGTTTGGGCAAGCAAACAACTACTTATCATTCTTAGGTGTACCTCTAAGAAGAGTTGATGCTTTATTAAACAGTGAAGCTCGTGTAGTTTAATTTTTTATTACTAAAGGAGATTTAAAATGATCACAGATGCACTGCTCAGAGTAAGTGAAGATCAAGCACTTACAACAACTGCTGTATCTACTAACACTGTAGATCTAGGAACTGCTAGAGACATAGGTGAAGGTACTGCATTGTATATGAACTTTGCCGTTACTACTGCATTAGCAAATGGTACAAGCGTAAAGTTTGAAGTTATTACTAGCGCAAACGCTAACTTGTCTAGTCCTACTGTTATTGGTAGCAGCGATGCAATCCTTACAGCAGCACTAACATTAGGCAAAAACGTAGTAGTACGTTTTAACCCAGATATTGCTGGCAAAGGCCAAAGATATATTGGTGCTAGATACACAATTGCTGGTACTTTTAATGCAGGTAAAGTTACTGCTGATATAGTAGAAACAATTGGTGACGGCAGAAAGTTCTATGCTTCTGGCTTTACCGTAGTTTAATAAAAAAAACTTATGCCTATTTACAAAGCAAAAATCAAATGTTTCGTTGGTCAATCCATGCGAGAAGCTGATGAAGAGTTTGAGTACAACGGAGAGCCAAATACCAATATAGAAATAGTTGGTGGGTCTGATGTTATTGATTTTGAAGCAATGACAAAAGCCGAACTCGAAGTTTATGGTCGTTCTATTGGTGTTGAACTTGATAGAAGACAAACAAAAGAAACTCTTATTAGTCAACTTGAAGCAGCAAGTAAGTAGGCATTAGTTGTTTTATTTACACAATGGGGGCTAGTAGTATTACTGCTAACCTCCCTTTTTTTTAGGAGATGTTATGGCAACTGAAGTAGACATTTGCAACCTTGCCCTAGCTAACTTGGGTGACGATGCAACAATAGCTACGCTATCCCCACCAGAAGGATCAGCACAAGCGGAAAAAGCTGCACGTTTTTATCCAATTGCAAGAAATAGTTTATTGGCAATGCATACATGGAGTTTTGCATCTAAACGAGGTAGCTTAGCTTTAACTACAAATACCTTAGATCAATGGGAATATGCATATGCAACACCTGCCGACATGATGAGTGCTGTTGCAATAATATCTCCTACGGCACAGAACGATTACGCTACAAGAATGTCTGCCGGTGATACTCCGGGTAATTTTACAGCTAATTTTGCACCCACTATTGTGGCCGGACAATATACACCACAACAATTTGCAATAGAAGGTAATTTTATATATACAAATCAGGAAAATGCAATGTTACGATATCAGGCGTTTATAACTGACCCATCTTTATTTCCACCTTTATTTATAAATACATTGTCTTGGCATTTGGCATCTATGTTGGCAGGGCCAATTATAAAAGGAGATCAAGGTATGGCAGAAGCAAAACGTAGTATAGAAATGATGCAAGGTTATTTAGCAAGTGCAAAACAAGCAGACAACCTACAAAGAGATATAACAATAGAACATATAGTACCTTGGACATCTGGGAGATAATAAATGCCAGTAACACGCACGTTTTCCAAAGCATTTTCAGCAGGTGAAATATCACCAGAAATGTTTGGTCGTATAGATGATGCAAAATATCAACAAGGCGCAGCTACAATGCGTAATTTTATTTCTAAACCACAAGGGCCAGCAGAAAACAGACCGGGATTTGCGTTTGTTAGAGAAGTCAAAGACAGTACAAAAGCTACAAGATTATTGTCTTTTACTTTTAACACTGTGCAAACTATGGTTATTGAAATGGGTAATGGATATTTTAGATTTCATACACAAGGTCAAACTTTATTTTATAACAATGGTGCAGCGTGGAACAGTGGTACAAATTATGCAGTAGGAGATATAGCTTTATATAACGGTGTTAATTATTACGCTAAAACAGCACATTCTAATAGCCAACCACCAAATGCTACTAATTGGTATGCAATGCCAACAAATCCCAACATATATGAAATACCAGCACCATATTTAGAAGCAGAATTATTTGATGTGCATTATGTACAATCTGCTGACGTTGTAACTTTAGTACATCCTAATCATGCTCCAAGAGAATTAAGAAGATTAGGTGCAACAAAATGGGAAGTTAAAGTAATTAATTTTGGTAGCCCTATTGCAGCACCTACTGGAGTAAGTGTTGCTGCTTATATACCTTCATCTACTAGCACTAATACAGATACTTTTTTTACTCATAATTATGTTGTTACTGCTATTGCAGCAAATTTAGTTGACGAAAGCTCGCAATCAAGTGCAGCATCTGTAAACAATAATCTTTTTATAGGTGGCGCAAAAAATACAATAACTTGGAACGCAGTTTCTGGTGCTAGTAGGTATAGAGTTTATAAAGATCAAGGTGGTATTTTTGGATTTATAGGAGAAACGACAACTACAACTATTATTGACAATAATATAGGACCAGATTTTTCTGTAACGCCACCAATATATGAAAACGATTTTGTAGGAACTGGTAATTATCCGGGTGCTGTATCTTATTTTGAGCAACGCAGAGTGTTTGCAGGG